TGATGGAGCTGATGCCATGACCGTCCCCAACCAGTCCCCCAACCCTCGCGATGATCTCGGCGGCCTCGTCGCCGACATGGAGCGAGAGCTGTCTCGATCCCTGCCATCGAGCGCTGCGCCTCGACCATCGACGCCGGCACCCGCTCGCCCGGCGCCGCCGCCCGGCACCTCCCCCGGCGGTTTCGCCAAGGCGGGGGCCGGGGCGGCTCCGTGGGGCCCCACCAACACCACCGCGTCCCCTCTCCAAGCGCTACACGCAGCAGTGGAAACGGCTTACCAATTGCACGCTCTGGCAGAGGCGCTGATGCTGCAGACGACAGGCGAGAAGCGCCAAAATCCCATCGGTCCACGACCGGCCCAGAAGGCGCCGCTGCTGCCGCAGGTTTCGGCTCTTGCCAGCGAGATTGAAGTGGTGCTGAATGAAACGGGGCGGTTACTGGATCACCTGCGCAAGCAGATCGCATAGGAGGGACCGATGCGACAGTGGGTTGGCGGGTTGCCGCCGCAGATGCAGAAGTTGCCCGTCGACCACCGGGGCTTCCCGGTGCCGTGGTTCGTCGCATGGGATGACGGCAAGCCGGTCTTTCCGGCGATGGACAGGAACAAGTTTCACCTCGCGTTGAGGCAGAGCCGATGCTGGGTGTGCGGCGGCAAGCTGCACGCCAACAAGGCCTTCGTGCTGGGCCCGATGTGCTGCGTGAACCGGATCAACTCCGAGCCGCCCAGCCACGTCGAGTGCGCCGAGTTTTCGGCCCAGAACTGCCCCTTCCTGTCGCGACCGATGGCCAAGCGCACGTTCGAGGGCGACAGGAAGTCGGTGGCCGGGATCATGATCGACAGGAACCCCGGCTGCTGCGCGGTGTGGGTGACGACGAAGTTCAAGCCCTTCGATGCCGGCAACGGCACGCTGTTCGAGCTGGGGCCGCCGAAGCGGCTGGAGTTTTACGCGCAGGGGCGGATCGCGACTGACGCCGAGATCAGGGCCTCGGTGGCGAGCGGCCTGCCGCTGCTAATGAAGGCCTCGCAGGAGGATGGCGACTGGGCGGTGGCCGAGTTCCTGCAGGCGGTCGAGCGCTTCGACCACATGCTGCAGTTTTTCGGACGCCAGCCCCTGAACATCACCCGCGACGAGCTGGAGGTGGCGGCATGAAGCCAGATGACAGACAGGCGGCAATCGAGCTGCTGACGGCGGTCGAGGACTACGTGATCGCCTTCGTCGTGACGCTGCTGGAGCGACGTGGCGGCTTCCCCCTCACTCCGGTCAAGACCGAGGTCCGCGAACGCGTAATTGACGCCATCGCCGAGATCGCGAGGAGGGTCGACCCATGAGCGGCAAGTACAAGACCCACCGCCGGGCCGGCAACCGGGCGACCGCCCAGCACGGGGCCAAGCTCGCGGCCAAGGCGGCCAAGGCCGACGCCAGCCTGCACAACCGGCACGGCGGCGGCGCTTTGCCGACCTCGCATAAGGGCGACAAGGCCCGCGTGACCCTGCCGCCGATCTGGAGGCAGTGATGCAGCGCCAGTACAACGTCCATCACCGCGCCAAGCTGCCCCGCTCGGGCGCACCGAAGCCGGCTTGGCCGAAGAAGCCGAGCCAACCGAAGCCGCCGGCCCAGAAGAAGGGGAAGCGCCATGACCGACCTGCCTGACGAGGTGGTGCTGACCAGCACTGGCCGCGCCAAGGTCGCGACCTTCGACGAGGCCGAGCTGGCGGTGCGCCTGTTCGAGGCCTGTTTCGAGGTCAAGCGCCCAACCGGCGCCACGCTGCAGGACTGCATCGAGCGCATCCAGCGCGGCAGCGCCGGCATGGACGGCGACGCCGTCTGGGAGAGTTGCCTGCGCATGGCCCGGCGGTCGCTGACCTACTACGTCGAGCGGATGCAGGCCGCGACCGACGCCGAGACGACGCATTGAGGAGGGAAGACCATGATGACACCGGAAGAGATGACCGCGATTTTCGCCGCGATTGATGCCGGCGACCTGCCCGAGGCATCGAACGCGAAACTGGTGCAGCTGCTCGGCGCCGAGCTGATGCTCTTGACCGGGGCCGCGCTCGCCGCCTGCGAGGCCGGCGACATCGATGGCCTGTACCGCGTGCTGCGCATGCTGTCCTCGCCCAAGGCGCTGCCCGGCTACCAGCACCGCATCGACGGCATCGAGGCCAAGCGCGCGGCGCAGGCGGCCAAGATCGAGGAGCTGCGGCTCGCCAAGCCGGCGAAGGCCGCCGGCCCAAGCCCGTGGGGCAACCCGCGATGAGCGAGCGGCTGATCCGGGTGGTGACGCCGCACTATGTCGCCGCCCTCGTCATGGTCGACGGCAAATGCACCGAGGCCGCCCCGATCCTGAAATGGGCGGTCGGCAAGGGCGAGGAGTGGTTGCGTGCCTATTTCGCGCAAAAGGGCTGGAAGGCCCACGAGGTCCAGCAATGACGGGCTCCCAACCAGACGACGACCGGCAGGATGGCCAGACGACCGCCGCTGCGACACCGGCATCGTCGGAGCAGCCGGCGAGTGCTTCGCCTGCGACGCCGAACAAGGCGTTTCTTGCCAGCTGCCTGTGGCTGGTCGATGCGCTGCGCAGGCCGACCGAGTACCGCCACAAAACCGGCAGGACGGTCAAGAAACGCCCGCCGATCATCCAGCGGCAGGCCGCTGACACAATCGAGCAGCTGATGCGCATCATCAGGGAGCAAGCAACGTGAAACCCGACGTCATCGACCTCTCCCACCACAACGCCTCGGTGGCGTTCGGTGAGGTCCGCGCAGCCGGCGTGGCCGGCGTGATCCTGAAGGCGACCGAGGCCACCACCTACATCGACCCGACGTTCAAGCAGCGCCGGATCGACGCCATGAAGGCGGGGCTGAAGGTCGCCTCCTACCATTTCCTGAAGCGCGGCAACGTCGCCCAGCAGATGCTGCACTACCTCGACGTCGTGAGCCCGGCCAAGGGCGAGCGGGTGATCATCGACTACGAAGACCCGCCCTGCACGCTCGACGATCTCAGGGCAGCGGTGAAGTTCCTGTGGGCGCAGGCCGACCTCAACCTGCAGGTGACCGTCTATGGCGGCTCCAAGCTGGAGCAAGACCTCGACGGCAAGCGCGACGAGCTGCTCGCCAAGACCTCGCTCTGGACGGCCCAGTACGCCACCACCAAGCCGAACTGGTCGACGGCGACGTGGCCGGTCTGGACGCTGTGGCAGTACACCGACAAGGCCGTGGTGCCGGGCGTCGCCGGCAGGTGCGACGCCAACACCTTCAACGGCTCGGCGGAGGCCCTGCTGCGCTGGATGTCGCCGCCGCTGGTCGAGGCCCCGCCGCCACCGCCGCCGCCGAAGCCAGAGCCGGTCGGCGACGTCGTCATCGCGGTCACGCTGCCGCCCGGCGTCACGGTCGATTTTTTCGTCAACGGCGAGCAGTACCGGGGATGAGCGATGACCATTCTGGAAGCCCAAGACCTCGTCCTGGCCCTTCGGGCCCGGGCGAGGATGGAAGCCCAGCACGGCATGCCGCGCGAGCTGACGCTGTCGGGGAAGGCGGCGGAGGCCATCGAGTTCCTGCTCGCCGAGCTGGAGGACGCCGAGCGCGACGCCGGGTCGATGTTTTGCCCGTACTGCGACTGAGCGATGACCTGCCCGACTTCGACATCATGGCGTGGTTCGACGATGAATAACCCGCCCGGCCCAGATCCGTTTTTCTACCTCGGCTTCGCGGTCGGGCTGGCCATCGTGCTGCTCGGCATGGCGGCGTCGTACGGGCTGTTGAGGCTGCTCTCCTGAGCGGCGATGCCGAGCATGAAGCCGGCGCCGAGCGGGCGCTGTTCGAGGAAGGCCTGCAGCCGTCGCGCCGGCTCCTCGTCGAGGTCGAGGCCGAGAAATTTCAGCTTGGCGCGGAAGACCATGAGGCTCAGCTCGGCGGGCGGGCCCGCCAAGAGCATCCACGGCTTGACGTCGAGGGCCTCGGCGACCTTCTGCAGCGTCAGCTGGTAGTAGCGCGCGCGTCCCCGTTCGAGCTGTGAAATCATCGAGCCGGTGAGGCCTGATCGCTTGGCAACCGCGTCCAAGCTGAGACCGCGATGCAGACGCCAGTCGCGGATGAAGTGCTTGGCGGGGCCTTGCGGGCGCCCCTCGGCGGCGCGCCTCACAGCCACGTCTCCAAGATCACCGGGTCGTCGCCCTCCTGCGGCATCAGCTTGACCAATCCGCGCCGCTCAAGTTCGTCGCGCAGCATGTCGATGTCGGGCGCGATCATCATGTCGCCGGTCAGCTTCTCGCCGATCCACAGCCGGGCCACGTAGTTGTTGGGGAAGTCCTTCGGGTGGTCGTAAACGACCCAGATCGGCAGGCCGTTCACCAGCTGTGCCCCTTCAGCGGTCGGACCTCGCCGGCGCCGCTGTCCTGCACGCCCTGCAGCCAGCGCGACCGGCGCCAGACGGGTGTTTCCTCGACCTGTGGCTCCTCGGCCTCCTGAGGGGCCTCTGTGGCCTGCTCTCGGGGCTTTTGCTTCGTCTGGGCGCTCATGCCGTGCCTCGCGTGTTGTCGGGCATGCCCTCGAAATAGGCGAGCTGCTCCCTGAGCAGCGTGACGACGTCCTCGCGGTTGGCGTTCGAGACGTAGTTGGTGCGGTGGCCCGGCCCGTCGCCGAACGGGAACACCAGCAGCACGAAGCCGACCCTGCGGTCCTTGCCCGTCACGCCCTCGCCGTTGAACTGGTCGTCGAGGAAGCGCGCCAGCACGTTCATCTGCTTGTGGAAGCGCGGCTCGATGGGCCCAGAGCCCAGTGTGTGTTTCGGCATGTTCCAGCTCCTCTATCGAATTGGTGCGGCGGCGCAGCAGCCCGGCAACAACAGGCGCTCGCGCCGCCGCGTCGGCGGCCCGACAGGTTCCCAACGGGGGGCCTCTGCAAGCCCTCGACCTCCCGTCAGGCCGACGAAATCAGTGGACCCACCAGATCGAGATCAGCTTCGACAGGGTCATCACCGCGATCACGATGGCCAGCGCCATCTGGGCGGCCACCAGACTGGTGTTGAAGCCCGAGATCATCAGCAGCACCTTGATCCGGTGGTCCACCTTCTCCTGCAGGTCGACGAGACGGCGATAGGCGTCATCCCACTCGGGACCGCCGCCGCCTCCGAAGTTTTCGTGGCGCATCGTTTCCTCGTAAATGTGATGAGCACCCGGTGGTGCCGGCGACAACCACGAAGCCAGCACCACCGGGCCATCAGCGGGCCCGCTCCCTCGTCAACCGGGGGGAGGGGTCGGAAGCGGAAAGCCCGCCGATTTCTCAGGCCACCGCAGGCCTGATGTAGCGGTTTTCCGCATCGCGGATAAGCTCTCCCTTCACCTTCAGCTGGTACAGCGCATTCGACATTGGCTTGCGCGCCGTGTCATCGCGCGGCAGGCCGAGGAAGTCACCGATCTCCCTGCTGGTCATGCCCGTCTGGTCATCCATGATCGCTAAAATCTTGGACCGCATGTCGCCGCTCGCCGACTTCTTGGCGCGCCTCGGCTTCTTCGGCTTCTCGCTGGTGGCGTGGCCGTTGGTCCGCTGATGCATGGCCGCCTTGGGAGGGGGCTGCTCGTCCTCGGCGGTCTTGCGCACCACGATCATCGGGCGCTGTGGCTGCGGCTGGTGGCCGATCACGCCGGCCCGTTCCATGCGCGCCGCCTCGGCGGTGGCGATGTCTTCCTCGACGAGGCCCACCAGCACCAAGCGGGTGTCCTGCAGCCGGGCGATCTCCACCTGATGCATGGCGATCTGCTGCTTGCGGTGGACGATCTCGTCGTCGATCCGCTTCAAGGTTCCTGCGACGTCTTTCATCGCCTGCCTCCCCGGATCACGGTCTCATAGCCCAGCGCACCGAGGATGCCGGTGATGGTCGAGAACCTCGGATAGTGGGTCTTGCCGCTCGCAAGGTTGGACACCGTCGAGGAGGAGAGGCCTCCGCCCTTGGCGACGTTGCCGTACTTCATCGTCGAGCGCCTGAGCGCCCCGGCAACGAAGCTGACGTAGTCGTGAGTGTCCTCGAAATGGAACTCGCCGGGCACGTCGGATTTGAGCCGGCCACGCTCGGCGGCTGGAGTGTCGATAACTGGTCTCGCCGCCATGGGTCACCGGCCCTCCGTGGCATAGAGCGACCAGCCGAGCGACATCAGGATGCGCACCACGGTCGTCATGCGGGGAAACTTGGTGTCGCCGCTGGCGATGTTCGACACGGTCTGCACACTGACACCGGAGCGGGTCGCGATCTCATAGTATTTCTGTTGAGATCGCCTGATCTCTGACTGGCACAATGCAATGGTCTGCGGCCCGTCATCTAACTCGATTGGACCTCTACTTGGGCGCCGAAGTGTTACGACCTTCGCTGCTGCTGACATGACTTCTCCTCAGGGACCGTTGGGGGGTATTGCCTAGCTTACTTTCATCACTGCATCCGACATCGTCGACTGCAGCACCGCGAATTTCTCCTCGGCGGTGTGTTCGCGGTCGCTCACACCGTCGTGATGTTCGACCCAGTCGCCGCCCGTGAGGGCCGGCGGGAAGAGGACGAAACCATCGTTGCTCGAATAGCGGATCAGGGCCGCCGCGCCTTCCTCCTCGCCGCGTCGGGCAAGGTAGGCTCTCAGCGCCGGGTCGAGGTGTGCGCTGCGGTGCTTGGGATCGACCCAGACCTGAATGACCGGGATGTGCTGGCGCTCACCGCTCTCCTGCACGGCGGTGACGAAGTCTGGCATAACATCAATCACGTAGTGGCTGAAATCTGGGCGCCTGAGGCCGGCGGTGCCGTCCTGCCCAAGCAACCATTCGCAGGACCAAAGTCGGCAGGAGGGCGGTCGGCGGTCGTATATTTTGCAGCCGGTATGCCGTTGGTGTTCGCAGCGCTTTAGCGCGGGCTTATTTAGCTCTCTCTGAGGCAAAAGGCGGCAACAGAGAGTGCAATTCCCGCAGCGGCGACTCATGATGGCCGCTCCGCGCATGTAAGGCGCTGTTTTTTATGAGGCATTTTCCGTTCTACCCTCAATTACTGCGTCTAATGCCCTTGGACGCAATATCATTTGTTATGTTGTTAGCGCTTCAATTCCTACGGGTCAATAACTGACCTTTGGGCCATGCTGAACAGTCGGTTTCCCTGCGCTCCCGCTTGAGAAACTGATCGGATTTGGCCTAATTATCATCCGACATCCGCAGCGATGCTTCAAATCGGCGGTGTGGATAGTCGGACCCGGCCATATGCCCGTACTACAGAACCTGCGTCACGAGCGTTTCGCTCTTGGGCTCGTCGAGGGCCTAAGCCAAGGCGACGCCTACATGCGCGCCGGCTTCAACAGCCGGCTAAAGGGCAACCTGCTGCGCGCCGAGGCCTCCAAGCTGGCCAAGCGCGAAGACATCAGGGCCCGCGTCGTCGAGCTGCAGGAGCTGCAGGTGCAACGCCTCGGCGTCACCGTCGACAGCCTGATCTCCGAGCTGGACGAGATGCGCCGGCTGGCCATCGCGGTGAAGAACCCGGCGGCAGGCGTCGGCGCCGTCATGGGCAAGGCGAAACTCTTGGGCCTGATCGTCGACAAGGCCGAGGTCGAGGGCACGCTCAGGAAGCCGTCGCGCGAGCCGACCGAGAAGAAGCAAATGTCGGTCGACGAGTGGCAGAAGAAGTTCGCGCCGAAGGTCATCGTGCAATGAATGCGCGGCCCGACTTCTCGCGCATGATCGACCTCGGCTTCGTGCCGCAGCCGGGCCCCCAGACAGCCTTCATCGAATGCCCCTGCGACATCGTCATCTTCGGCGGCGCCCGAGGCGGCGGCAAGACCCACGGCGCGCTCGGCGAGTGGTGGATACACGCCGAGACCTACGGCGCTGCGGCCAAGGGCCTGATGATCCGCAAGACCCGGGAAGACCTCAAGGACACCATCATGGCCGCCAAGGCCATGTTCGGCGGCGCTGCCAAATGGCACGACCGGGGCTCGTACTTCCTGATGGCCAGCGGCGCCATCCTGACCTGCGCCTACCTCGAAAGCGACGACGACGCCCAGAACTATCAGGGCTGGTCGCTGACCCGCGTCTACGTCGAGGAGCTGACCCAGTACGCCTCGTCGTCGGCCATCTTCAAGCTGCTCGCCTGCCTGCGCTCCGCTGACGGCGTGCCATGCCAGTTTCGGGCGACCTGCAACCCGGGCGGCCCGGGCCACCACTGGGTCAAATCGTGGGCCATCGACATCGGCGCCTACGCACCCTTCACCGATCCCGACAACGGCCTCACCCGCGTCTTCATCCCGTCGCGCCTGATCGACAATCCGAAGCTGCTGGAGAACGACCCCGGCTACATCAACAAGCTCAGGGCCGCCGGCTCGGCGCAGCTGGTCAGGGCGTGGCTGGAGGGCGACTGGAACGTCATCGAGGGCGCCTTCTTCAGCGAGTTCCAGACGTCCAAGCACGTCATCGAGCCCTTCCGCATCCCCGAGCACTGGACGCGCTTCCGGTCGATGGACTGGGGCTCGGCGCGGCCCTTCTCGGTCGGCTGGTGGGCGGTCTGTCAGGACCAGATGAAGGCCGGCGACGTGGTCATCCCGCGCGGCGCGATCATCCGTTACCGGGAATGGTACGGCATGAAGCCGGGCCAGCCCAACACCGGCATCCAGATGCCAGCCGAGGAGGTGGCGCGCGGCATCGTTTCCCGTGAAACGGACGTCGGCGGCTACCGGGAGAGGATCGCCTACGGCGTGCTCGACCCGGCGGCCTTCGCGGTCATCTCTGGCCCGTCCATCGGCGAGACGCTGCAGCGCAACGGCTGCAGGGAGTTCCGACGCGCCGACAACGCCCGCACCAGCCGCGACAAGCGCATGGGTGGCTGGGATCAGGTCCGCGCCCGGCTCAAGGGCACGCCCGAGGGCCACCCGATGCTGTTCATCTTCTCCACCTGCCGCGACCTCATCCGCACCCTGCCGATGATGCAGCACGACGAGCACAACCCCGAAGACCTCGACACCGATGGCGAGGATCACGCGGTCGACGACTGCCGCTACGCGTGCCTGTCGAGGCCCTACCTGCAGCGCTCTCGCGACGACAGCCGGCGCGACCGCAACCCGTACCTGATCGCCAACCTCTTCAAGCTGGATGAGCTGAACTGATGGCTACGCTGGACCCCGACCTGAAGCCCCCGCCCATCGATGCCGAGAGCCCCGACATGGGCAAGCCGAACCGGGCTCCGCTCAACGACGACGCCTCGAACGAGGCCTACGACCCGACCACGGTCGACCGCAAGTATTGGACCGATTGCCTCGACGACGCCGAGCGCGCCGAGCAGGACTGGCGCAGCCGGGCCCGCAGGATCATCCAGATTTACCGAAACGAGACGACCTCGGGCCGGGGCGGCAAGTGGAAGCCGGGCGAGATCACGTTCAACATCCTCTACGCCAACACCGAGGTCATGCTTCCGGCGGTCTACCAGAAGCCGCCAGAGCCAGTCGTCAGAAGCAGGTTCACGAAAGCGAGCAGCCCGACCGCCGCATCAGCCGGGTTGCCGCCCATGGGCCCGCCGGGCGGGATGGTCCCTCCTCCCCCTCCCGGCGGTCCCGCACCCGCGCCGCCGATGGCAGCTCCAACTCCTCCCGGCTTGCCATCAGGGACGCTGCCGGGCGGCCGAGAGCCGACCTTGGTGCCGCCCGGCATGCCGCTGCAGGTGCCTGCCGACGCCTCCGTGATGATCCCGCCCGGCGAGGGCATGATGATCCCGCCGGCACCGCCCCCGGGGATGCTCGGACCCATGCCGCCACCGCCTCCCGGCCCCGGCGGTCGACCGCCGCAGCCGGTCATCGAGACGGCGGCTGCGGTGATGCAGAAGGCGCTCACCGTGGTGCTCGACGACGAGCATTCTCACGACGCCGTGAAGATGGCGATCAAGGACGTGCTGCTGCCCGGGCGCGGCGTCTGCCGCGTGCGCTGGAAGCCGCAGATGAAGGAATTTCCGGTCATGGCCGGCGACGGCGCCACGCCCTTGCCGAACCCGGAAACCGGCGAGCCCCAAACGGAGGAGCGCAAGGTCTGGGAAGAGGTCGGCGACGAGTACGTCTACTGGGAAGACCTGCTGGTCGATCCGGTGCGTGCAGCTGCCGACATGAACTGGATTGCCTTCCGCCACCTGTTCATCCGCGAAGACCTTGAGACCGAGTTCGCCGGCTCCCAGCAGTACGAGCAGCTCAAGACCGACAACCGGCTCGCCGAGCTGTTCAAATGGACCGACGAGAGCGCGGCCCAGAGCCCGGTCGGCGGCGGCGGCGCGATGAAGACCGCCACCAAGCTGGGCGACAAGATCAAGAAGGCCATGGTGTGGGAGATTTGGGACCGCATCAACCGGCGCATCATCTGGTTCTGCCGCGAGACCAACGGCCTCGTGCTGCGCGTCGACCCCGACGTGCTTGAGCTGGATGGCTTCTACCCGATCCCGCAGCCGATGCTGGCCGTCACCACCACCGACAGCCGCATCCCGCGCCCGTTCTACGACCTCTATGCCCGGCTCGCCGACGACCTCGACGAGACCTCGTCGCGCATCAGCCGGCTCACCAAGCAGATCAAGGTGCGCGGCGCCTACAACGCCGCCTCCCGCGACGTGGCCGACATCCTGACCGCCGACGACCAGAAGATGATCCCGGTCGACGGCGTCGACATGATCACCGGCGGCCTGTCGAACCACATCTGGATCATGCCGATCCTCGATTTCATGAACGCCCTCGACAAGCTGTTCGTGGCCCGCGAGCAGACCAAGCAGGCGATCTACGAGGTGATGGGCATTTCCGACATCATGCGCGGCGCCTCCAAGGCCTCCGAGACGGCCACCGCGCAGCGCATCAAGGGCAATGCCGGCGCCTCGCGTCTGGAGGACGCCAAGGAGATGGTCTCCGACTTCGTGCGCGACCTGCTGCGCCTGAAGGCCGACATCATCGCCAAGAATTTCGACGCCGCCACGCTGTCGGCGATGACGGGCGAGAACGTCACGCCCGAGGTGATGGACGTGCTGCGCAACGACTTCATGCGCATGGCTTCCATCGACATCGAGACCGACAGCACCGTCATCGTCGACGAGCAGGCCGAGCAGCAGGGCATGGCCATGGTCATGCAATCGATCCAGCTCGTGATGCAGGGCGCGCAGGGCATGCTGATGAGCGGCATCCTGCCGCCCAAGCAGGTCGTGCAGCTGGCGCTGGAGCTGCTCAAGATGGCGCTGCACCCGGTGCGCTATTCGCGCGGCGTGGTCGAGCTGATCAACGAGTTCCAGCAGCAGCTGGAGATCATGGCGATGATGCCACCGCCACCGCCTCCACTGCCGCCGCCCGGCGCCGGCCCAGCTGGGCCCGGTGGACCTCCCGGCATGCCCCCGGGTCCACCTCCCGGGCCGCCGCACGGGCCGCCGCACGGGCCTAACGGGGTCGTGCCTGGCCCCCGCGTTTCGCAGCCGCCGGGAAGGCCTCCCGGAGCCCCGCCGGCACCGCCCGGCATGATGTGAAGAGGAGAAAGACCATGACCAACACGACCAAGTCTGACACCGAGACCAAGACCAAGACCGAAGCCCAAGCCAAGGCCTCCGACCCGACCTCGGCAATGCCCGCGCCGGTCGAGACCGTCGAAAGTCTCGGCATCGGCCCGACCGACCCGTACCCGACCGGCGCGCCGGCTGACCCTGAGGCCCAGTTCGAGGCCGCGCACGGCTTCCGCCGCGCCAAGTGATGGTCAGCCCTCGCGACCCTCAACAGCCTCTGGCGGTGCCGGTGAACGTCCTCACGGGCAAGCCGGTCACCGCCCAGCAGGCCCAGCACGTCAACGCGATCACCGACGCGGTCGGCTCGCTGCTCGACGTGCTGCACAACGCCGAGGGCACCACTGCCCCCGGCCAACATCAGGAACATCAATTCCAGACCCGGCGCATGAGCATCGCCCACACGCTCATCGAGCAGGCGGTGCTGTTCGCCCTCAAGGAGGTGCTGAAATGAAGATGCAGTCGGCGATGGCCGGTCGCGGCAGTGATCCATCGGCGGTGATGAAGGGTGACCACCCGCAGCTCGTGCAGGGCTCGACGGCGCCCTCCAGCCCGGTCAACAGGCCGAAGCCGGTGGGCGGCCAGTACAGCCTGCCGCGCACCAAGCGCAAGACGCCGAAGAAGGCCCCGGCAAACTGCTGATGGCCGTCTACGTCGTCAGGGATGGCGTGCTGGTCGACAGGCGACGCGTGGAACCAGCCCGCGTCGCCAGATCGCATTTGCCGGCGCCGATGCTGAGCCGCATCGAGCCGTTCGAGAGCCCGGTGACGGGCAAGGAAATCACCTCGTGGCGCGAGCGCGACCGCGACATGGCAGCAGCGGGAGCGGTGGACCCGCGCGACTTGCCGAAAAACCCACGGCGCGGACGTGCCGTGCAATTCAAGGAGGCGAAAGAGCAGCATGGCTCAGGAACAGGACCAGCAGACCCCAGCACCTTCCGGTGGACAGACCCAGCCTGAACCCCGGCAGAGCCTGCGAGACATCGCAGAGGCCGCGTGGGACGACGTGCAGGACGAAGCGGACGCCGGGGAAACTGGCGGCGAAGACCCGCAGTCAGAAACTGGACAGCAGGGCCGAAATCGCGATAGCTTGGGCCGCTTCGCACCGACAGATCAGGCTGCGAAGCCGGGTGAAGCAGCGCCGCCGCAAGATGGCACCCAGCCCCGCGATAGGAACAATTCGGCACCTCAACAGGAGCCGCCTCACCCAGCCCCGCAAGGGAGTAGCAGCGAGGCACCGGCAAACTGGAGCGCCGAGGATCGCCAGACCTTCGCCAAGCTGCCGCAGGACGCGCAAGCATTCCTGCTCCGCCGCCACAGCGAGATGGAGGGCGATTATCAGCGCAGGGTGCAGGCCAACGCGACAGCAGCCCAGTTTACGCAGGCTCTCGCGCCGGTTTTCCAAGACCCGGTAATTGCCGGGTCGCTACAGCAGGCGAACGCCTCGCCCTATGACGCCATCCGTCAGTGGGCAGGCTTTCACCGGCGGGCCATGGACCCAGACCCACAGGTCCGCTTGCAGCTGTTCAGGGAACTCGGCCAGCGCATGGGACTGGACCCAGCGGCGGTAGGCATGAGCCAGCCGGGCCTGACGGGTCAGCTCTCCGAGGCCGACCTCAAAGACCCAGCTATTCGCTACTTCGCCGACCACCTCGGCAAAACCTTTAACGACGTGCAGGCCCTGAGGGGCGAGCTGCACCAGATGCGCCAGCAGGAAGCCCAACGGGCCAATGCTGAAGTCATGAAGGTCACCAGATGGGGTATCGACCAGTTCGCGGACGAAAAGGATGCGCAGGGCAACCTGAAGCACCCTCACTTCGACGCCGTGCTGCCGCACCTCATCGAGCTGTATCGAGCCAATCCCGAGCGCTCGCTGCAGGAGGCCTACGACATGGCCGTCTGGGCGGTTCCCTCGATCCGGTCGCAGCTCATCGCTGCTGAGCGCTCCAGCGTCCAGCAGAAGCAGGCGAACGACCGAGCAAAGCAGGCGGTGCGGTCCAACGCGCGAGGCATGACCTCGCCGGTGGCCAGACCGGCAGGCGAAGGCAAGGTGTCAGGGCTGCGTGCGACGTTGGAGGCATCCGCCGACGAGGCCGGCTTCTGAGGAGCGCCCATGGAGAGGGGCTCCTCTAACAGGAGCCCATCATGGCCGAACCCACCGTCAACCAACTGGTGACGACCACCATCAACAACTACCACGAGGAGTTCGCCGACAACGTCTCGAACTCCAACGCCCTGACCGCGCTGCTGCGGCAGGGCAACCGCATCCGCGTCATCGATGGCGGCAAGGCGATCTCTTGCCCGCTCACCTATGCCGAGGAAACCTTCGCTTGGTACTCCGGCACCGAGCTGCTCTCCCGCGCCGAGAAGGAGACGATTTCCGAGGCCGACTACGCGCCGGCCAACGCGGTCGCCTCCGTGACCCTGTCGGGCCCCGACCTCGCCAAGAACAGGGGCCGCGAGCGCATCCTCAACCTGCTCGAAGGCAAGCTCACCAATGCCGAGAGCACGATGATGAACAACATCACCAAGGCGGTCTACGGCGACGGCACGGTTGCCAAGTCGTTCGCCGGCCTCAAGGCGATGGTCACCGACGACGGCACCGGCACGGTCGGCGGCATCGACGCCGCAACGTGGGCGTTCTGGGCGAACCAGTTCCAGAGCATCGCGCGCGCCACCGGCCTGCAGTACCCGGCGCTCAAGGCGGGTCTCAACACGCTCTGGATGAAGCTCATCCGTGGCACCGAGCATCCCGACCTCGTGGTCGCCGACGGCGAGGTCTACTCGACCTACGAGAGCGGCCTGCAGGAGAACCAGCGCTACGCCGACGCACGCCTCGGCGCGCTCGGTTTCGAGACGCTGAAATACAAGCAGGCGGCCATCGTCTTCGACGGCGCGGCCACCGGCCTCGTCGGCGCCTACATGCTCAACACCAAGTACATGAAGTTCGAGATTTACCGGGGCCGCAACTTCCAGCCGCTCGACCTTCCCGACCAGTCGGCAGACATGGACGCCGTCACCCGCCACATCGCCTTCATGGGGGCCATCACCCTGTCGAACCGCGCGATGCAGGGCCGCGTCGTGCTCACCGGCGTCTGAGAAATTTTTCTCACTCCGGGGCGCACATCCTGCGCCCCGGTTGGCCTTAGTACAGGAGGGAGAACCCCATGGCAGAAGAAAGCCAAGCGCTCATCAGGTTCGAGCAGGGCTGGGCACAGGACGGCATCAGCGAAGACGGCCTGCCGCGCTTCGTCGAGACCGTCAGGATCATCAAGTCGGTGCCGCCGTTCACGCAGGTGGCCTACGTGGCGACCGAGCAAGATTTCATCGATTACCCGGCCCCGTACGAGGCCTTCAGGAAGACGCAGGCCTCGCGCCACCTCGCGCCCGTCGAGGGCGGCTTCCCGCTGGCGCTGTGGCCGGTGGTCAGCGTGGCCCAGCACAAGATGCTGGCGGCCCGCGACATCTTCACCATCGAGCAGCTGGCCAAGGTCAGGCCCGACCAGAACACGCCCGGCGAGTTCAAGGAGCTGGCCGAGCGCGCCCGGCAGATGATTTCGCTGTCGCAGGAGCTGGGCAAGTTCGAGGCGATGCTGCTCGACCGCAATGGCCAGATCGAGGCGCTGCAGGAGCAGGTGAAGGAGCTGCGCGGCACCATTCAGGCGCAGGAGGGCATCATCAACTCGCTCAAGAGCCGGGTGGCCTGACATGGCGCTCGTCTCGGTCAAGGACTGCATCAGCCAAGCGTCGCTGGAGATCGGCATCACCCAGAAGCCGGTCACCAGCGCAGTGGGCTCGTCCGATCAGGACATCGCCCAGATGCTGGCGCTGCTCGATGCGGTCGCCGACGAGGTGCTGCTGGAGGAGCCCTACCGGGTCACCCTCGGCGACGGCAACTGGGTCTATGACGCAGACGGAGTGACGCCCAAGCCGGCGATCACCGCCGACACCGACCTCATCGCCTTCGACCGCAGGCTGGCCATCGACGGGCTCAAATACCGTTTCCTGAAGTCCAAGGGGCTCGAGTTCGGCGAGGAGATGCGGGACTTCCTGTCGCGCCTCAACAAGCTGGCCAGCCGCACCAACGGTCGGGTGCTCGACCTCGACTGTGACGAAAGCCGCGTCGCATGAGGATGCTGCCGTCGCGATATCTCAACCCGAGGCCCTCGCTGGCAAAGCGGTCGAGCGCCTCGATTGGGCATGTCAGCGCGCCGCTGAAGGGCCTGTCGCTGTCGTCGAAGCTGATCCCCGGCGATCCGCTCACGGCCACCATCCTCGACAACTGGGTCATCGTCGAGAACGCCATCGTGGCGCGGCCCGGCACCCTGTTGCAGTACACCGACCCCGGCGGGCAGGCGGTCGAGAGTTTCGTGCCCTACTACGGCAACCCCAACAAGCTGGCCTACGCCAGCGGCGGCAAGCTGGTGCTGGTCAACGGCACCGTGCTCGCCACCGGCTTCCTCGGCAACGACTGGAGCTGGTCGGCCTTTTCGAACCTCGGCACCGCCGCCTTCACCGTCATGGTCAACGGCATCGACGGCGTCTGGTCGTGGGACGGCGCCTCGGCGGTCACGCATGAGGCGGTCACCGCGCCGGCCACGGCACCGTGGGTGGCGCCGGCTCAGTTCAACGTGGTGATCAGCCACATGAACCGGCTCTGGTTCGCCGACAGCTCCAACCTCGCCGTCTACTACCTGCCGGTGCAGCAGAAGTCGGGCGAGGTGAAGGTGCTGCCGCTCAACGCGGTGTTCCGGCGCGGCGGCCATGTCGTGGCGCTGGCGACGTGGACCCTCGATGGCGGCGCCGGCATGGATGACCATCTGGTCATCTTCTCGTCGAACGGCGAGTGCGTGATCTACACCGGCCTCGACCCCGACAGCGACTTTCAGCTGGTCGGCATCTACCGGTTCGACAGCCCGATGTCGAAGCACTGCGTCGTCAACTACGGCGGCGAACTCTACGTGCTGATCTCGACCGGTCTGGTGCCGATGTCGACGCTGATGCGCGCCGAGAGCGAGCAGCTCGGCATCACTGACCGCAACGTCTTCTCGGCCTTCAACGCCGTGGCGCTCAACTACCGCGCTTTCTCTGGCTGGTCGGCGCTGGCCGATCCGACATCGGGCCGCATCATCTGCAACATGCCCAAGGGCGGCCTGAACAGCTACGGCCAGATGGTCCGCTTCATGCCGAACCCGGTCTGGGCGTCGTGGTCGAAGGTGCCGTCGCGCTGCTGGGGCTGGGTCGACAACCGGCTCTACTTCGGCACCGACGACGGGCGCATCCTGCAGATGGACCCGACCTTCCTGAGCGACGATGGTGCAGCCATCCGGGTCGACGTGCAGCCGGCGTGGTCGACCTTCAAGAGCCTCGCCATCAAGCAGTTCAAGATGGTGCTGCCCTACCTGCAGACCGACGGCATCCCGGCGCCCTTCGTCGACATCCGCACCGACTACGACACCAGCGACCCGCTCAACCAGCCCGACGTCACCCTCGGCGCGCCCGGCGCGACGTGGGACGTGGCGACGTGGGACGTCGACAGCTGGGCGCAGCAGGTCACCACCAAGAACAACTGGTCGGGCGTCTCGGCCATCGGTCGCGTGGCGGCGCCGCGCCTCGTGGCGCTGATCAGCAACTGCCAATTCTCGCTCACCGGCTGGGACGTGCTTTTCGAACAGGGAGCGGCCATCGGATGAAGGTGTCCTTCGCCCCGCTGCAGCCCGACGCCGTGCGCTACCTGACGCGGGCGACCGGCATCGATTTTTCGTGGTGTCGCTTCGACGACCCGCGCTGGCTCTGCGTCACCGCCCGCGATGAAGACGACGAGGTGATGGGCGTCCTGGCCTGCGAGTTCAAGAACAGTTTCGACGTCCATTTCTCGACCGCGATCCTCGACCAGCGCTGCATGTCCAAGCGCCTGCTGCGCACGATCTTCCGCACGCTGTTCGCCAAGGCGGTGCGCGTCACCGCGCTGGTGTCGCCGGCCAACGAGCGGGCGATCAAGCAGATGCACCGCATGGGCTTCGTCTACGAGGGCTTCATGCGCAAGGGCGTCGAGGGCCACCGCGATGCG